TGCGGCTCGGATTGCGTACGGGTCTGCCGAAATGGCTCTGTACGGGCCTGGGCGCCACGCTGACGGCCCACCGAGTGCAACCCCACCACGCGACCACCCCAACCGTTGGAATATCCCTACGGCTGAATGAATCCGCAGGTCAACGCACCTAAAAGTGTGACATCACGTGGTAGACTGGACTCATGCGACAGTGCACTGAGTGTGGATCTGAGCTGGCCACGATGGCTAGGGCTCACACCGTGACGTGCTCGGCGAGGTGCCGAAAGCGCAAGAGCCGCCGGACACTCCCTACCGAATTGACTTCCCGCCCCCGTTGGGTGCGGCACTCCCGAAGCAAGGCGCCGTTGACGGTCGCCGGAGCGCCAGCATCTTCTACGGACCCTAAAACTTGGTCGACTCACACGTCCGCGAGAAATTCGACGGTCGGCGTCGGTCTCGGCTTCGCGTTGAACGGCGACGGCGTCGCCTGCATCGACTTGGATCACTGCCTCACCGGTACCGGTGTGGCCGACTGGGCGCGTTCCATCGTGGACCGCTGCCCACCGACGTATATCGAGATCTCCCCGTCCGGCGACGGCCTCCACATCTGGGGTTTCGCTGATGTCCCGAGGGGCCGCCGTATCGCGGTCACCGGTGGCACGGTGGAGATCTACGGGACCGGTCGCTACATCACGGTCACGGGGCGCCGACACGGCAACGCCCCGACTGCACTGGCTGACTTGTCTGACGTCATCGCTCACCTGACCGCCTGATATCCCCGCCACGGGGTGCTCGGGCATCCCGACATGGGAGGTAATCATGGCTGGACGAGGCCCCGCACCGAAGCCTGCCGAGCGGCGGGCTCGCCGGAACGCCGACGTGGTCGCGCTTCGCGTGATCCACGCCGAACCCGTGAAACAACCGGAGCTACCGACGATCGAGCTTGAAGACGACGGCGAACTCGTCGAGTTCGTGTGGCCCGCTCGCACTCAGGAATGGTGGGCGATGTGGCGCGACAGTCCGCTGTCGGCCGAGTTCACCGCCAACGACTGGTCTGAACTGTTGGACACGGCTCTACTGCACGCCCGCTACTGGCGCGGTGCCGTGAGCCTGGCCGGTGAACTCCGCTTGCGTGTCGCTAAGTTCGGTGCCACCCCTGAAGACCGTGCGCGCCTGCGGATCACGTTCGCTCAGGCCGACCAGGCCGAGGAACGGGTACCGACATCGGGCGCATCAGCGAGGGAGCGGCGCGCAGGTACCCGCCGCGTGATCTGAGTGCCGTGGAAGCCTGGCGGCCCGGACGACTTCCCGACGCTCGGGTGGTACGCGATCGACTGGATCGCCGAGAACCTCGCAGCGCCCGACCGTGCTGAATACGAACCGTTCGTGTTGTACGCCGAGCAAGAAGACTTCATCCTCCGGTGGCTGGAACTGGACCCGATAACCTGCAAGCGGAAGCGTCGACGCGGCGTGCTGTCTCGCCCGCGAGGTTGGGGCAAGTCGCCTGATCTGGCGTCGCTGGCGATCCTCGAAGCCTTGGCCGACATCGTCCCCGATGGCTGGGATGCCGACGGGCAACCAGTTGGCCGGCCGTGGTCGTCGATCCGCACACCCTTGGTGCAGATCGCTGCGGTGTCGGAGATGCAGACGAAGAACACCTGGACACCCTTGTTGGAGATGTTGCAAGGCCCCGTGCTGGAGAACTACCCGGGCTTGGACCCGATGGAGACGTTCGTCGCGCTTCCCAAGGGACGCATCGAGGCTGTCACGTCGTCGGCCAGGACCGTCAAAGGCAACCGGCCGGTGTTCGCGGTTCTGGACCAGACCGAGGAATGGGTGGCCAGCAACGGCGGTCTGAAATTGGCCGAGACGATGCGCATCAACGCGGCGAAAGTCGGCGGCACGACGATTGAGTCCCCAAACGCATTCACGCCCGGAGACGACAGTGTCGCCGAGAAGAGCGCCGCGTACTGGGATCTGATCCAACAGGGCAAAGCCCGCGATGAGGGCCTGTACTACGACCACCGTGAAGCCCCAGCCGACACCGACATGACCGACCGCGAGTCGTTGGAACTCGGCGTGCGGATCGCATACGGCGACTCATCGGGCCACCCGGATGGTTGTCTCATCCATGAGCCTGCTTGTCCGCCTGGGCATGTCGACACCGACGTGATCATTGCGACGATCTGGGACCCCGACATCTCGCCGCAGCAGGCAAGAGCGGACTTCCTGAACCAAATCACTCACGCCAGCGATTCGTTGGTGACTCACCCGGAGTGGGCGGCGTGCGGACCTGAAGAGAACGAGATCCCGCCGCTTCGACCGGGCGATCAGATCACGCTTGGATTCGATGGCAGCCGAGGCCGCGCGAAAGGCAAACCGGACGCAACCGCGCTGATCGGCTGCCGAGTGAAAGACGGGCACCTGTTCACACTCGGCGTGTGGGAATGCCCTGACGGCCCCCGCGCACAACAGGCGAAGTGGACACCACCGCTGCCGGAGATTGAAGCCGCGGTGCGCGAGACGTTCGCCCGATATCGAGTCGTCGCCGCCTATATGGACCCGGCGAAGGACTGGCGCAGCTACGTCAACGCGTGGGAAGCGAAGTACGGCCGCAAACTCAAGATCAAGGTCAAGGCTGACCATCCGATGGAGTGGTGGATGACCGGTGGCCGCTCCCATATGAACCAGCGCGCCATTGAGTCATTCATCGGTGCGGTACAGAACGGCGACCTCACTCACGATGGCGGGCACGACCTGACCCGGCATGTCCTCGCGACACGTCGACGCATCCGGCACCAGAAACTCACCGTCGGCAAAGAGCACGACTACAGCGATCGGAAGATCGACGCCTGTGTCGCCGCGATCCTCGCCTATCAGGCGCGGCTTGACGCGGTCGCTAAGGGAATCGGAACTCGGCGTGCATCAGGCGTGCCTAAACGAGCGAGATAGAGGGGAGGCCAGGCGTGATCAACGGATCGGAAGTCGTGTCCTCCCCCGCGTGGTGGCTGCAACGACTCAGTAAAGACCTCGGCGAGAAACAGGAACGTGTCCGGCGTCTACGCGCCTACATGACCGGTGACGCGCCACTGCCTGAAGGTGCCGACGGATGCCGCGACGCATACCGCCGCTTCCAAGCAATGTCCAGGACGAACTTCGCGGAGCTGGTCGTGGAGGTTGTCGGGGAGCGCATGATCCCGCAGGCGTTCCGCACCGGCGCCGACGGGGATGACCTCGGAGACGCTGCCGCACAACAGATCTGGCGAGCAAACAACATGGACGTGTGGGCGCAGGACGTCCACATGGACATGCTCGCCGTCGGCGACGGGTACGTGATCGTCGGCCCGCCCGACGACACCGGCGCCCCCGTCATCACGCGCGAGGACCCGGCCACGATCGTCACGGCCCACGACCCGCGCCGGCCGGAGAAGATCACCGCGGCGTTGAAGGTGTTCCGCGACGACGTGACCGGGCTCGGGTACGCGTACCTGTACCTGCCCGGTGAGGTGTACGTCGCGACTGCCGAGGTCGCCGACACCGAGAGCGTCCCGTCGGTTGACGTCGGATCGTGGACATGGGACGACAAACTGACCGGGTCGCTGCCCGAAGGGTTCAAGACCGTTGTGCCGGTCGCGAGGTTCCGCAACCGCGGTGGCCGGGGCGAGTTCGAGACCCATACCGACATCCTCGACCGCATCAACTACGCCGTGCTTCAACGGCTTGTCATCATGGCGATGCAGGCGTACCGCCAGCGCGCGACGAAAGGTGATTTGCCGGAGACCGACGAGGACGGCAACCCGATCAACTACAGCGAGATTTTCCGGCCCGGGCCGGGCGCGCTGTGGCAGCTCCCCGACAATGTCGAACTGTGGGAGTCCGGGGCTACCGATCTGACGCCGATTCTCGCGGTCGCTCGTGATGACATTCGGGACCTCGCCGCGGTGACTCGTTCGCCGTTGCCGGCGCTTGTCCCGGATGGCGCGAACCAGACCGCTGAGGGTGCCGCGATGTCCCGTGAGGGACTGATATTCAAGGTCGGTGACCGTATTCGTCGGGCATCACTCGGGTGGAATACGGCCATGTCGTTGGCGTTCCGGTTCGCCGGAGATGCTGAACGCGCCGCGATCCTCGACCTCGAAACCCTGTGGGCGCCACCGGAACGACT